TTGAACATGTAGTTCACAAAGTTAGGCTTGAAGGACAAGTGATTTGCGATCTTCAAGAAACACTCCCCAATATAACGTGGAATAGGAGGTTTTGTTTTCCAAGACTTTGCTCTCTCTGATTTTTCTTGTTCACAGAGATCTTTACCAAATTCTTTAAAATAGGCAAGTTCTACATTACTTCTGTATTCAACCAGAGCAGCAAGAAACTCTTTGTTGTTTACGTAATGCTCCGACCTTTTTCTCTTGGTCATACCTGGTTGTATCATAACGTGTCTCATAATATGTATAGATTATATCATCTATACTAATACTTGACAAGGTATAAAATACTCTGTAGAATAACTCTGTTAGGGTTGATAGGAAAGCTATAAGTAACTTACTTACTCTTAAAGATTTTCTCTAACAACTCTTTAGTGTCATTGACGTTAGCAATATACCCCATTTTACGATCTATCTTCTGGTGATTAGGAGTCGTATCTGCAGACTGTCTAACATAATCTTGATACATCATAATCATTTCTATGTCTGCAGATTCAGATAACGTGAGAATATCATCTAAATTTACCACAAACATATCATCAGTAGTAGTCTTCAACCAAGGTTCAACCTTGTAACCTACAACACCTAACTTGCCTTTAATTTCATTAACAATTACTGGATTGGTAATAAGGAGAAAAGTTTTATCATCCTCATCAGTAGCTGCTACTTTAGCAAAGAGTTCTTCTCCAGTTTTTAATTTTACTGTTGCATAGAAGTCATCTTGTATCATATTTCTCCCCTAAGTTTGATGGTGATTATTTCATAATTAAATTGTTCTTCGTTATAAATTTTAATTCTTTCTATAAAATGATTTAGTGTGTAATTCCTTTTTGATTCTGTTGAACAGTCATCTGCAATATCATAGAGAGTTGCCTTTACTTTGTCTTTTCCTTTTCTAAGAACTCGTCCAATACTCTGAAGATTTCTGACTCTGGACTTACTTGGAGAGGCAAAGATGACATTATGCAGATTTTTAATATTGATACCTGTAGAAAAAGTTCCATAAGAGGCAACAATAACTGCGTTGTTTTCTCTTTCTGTTATTTCTCTTACTAATTCTCGTTCTTCAGCATCAACACCACCATGGACAAAGAATACTCTGCGGTCATCACTCTTGTTATTATTTATCTTTTCGTAAAGAACCTGTCCATGACTTTCAACTCTTTGAAAAAGAACTAATGTATTTCCTTTGAGATCTAATGTCAGATTCTTGATAAAATTATTCCTTTGTTCATGAGTAATTAGATATTGAATTTCATCTTCATAAGTATCAAACTTTCGTTGAGGATGTTTAAGAACAAGGCATTGAATATCAAGTTGTGATAAGTGTCCTTGCCTCATCAACTCTTCAGTTTTTGTCACTTTATATGATGGACCAAAGAGCCCCTCAAGCACCCACTTATGGGTCTGTGTGCCGTCTAATGTACCAGTGAAACCAAATCTATACTTTGCATGATGTAATTTGGTCATGATTTGTATCAATGACTTAGACTTGAATAAATGTGCTTCATCGCCTATAATTACACCATACTCTTCAAAGAAAGAACGTTCTAGTTTGTATACAGATTGCCAAGTCGTAATTGTTACTGGAGCATCATTACTCTTTTCCCTACCAGAATAGATACG